TCACTTGCCCTGTAAACCAGAATTGCGCGATTTTTCGATGCTTTCTACAGCGGCGCTTGACACAAGATAGTGTTTTCTAATGATCGCCTCCGCATCCTTTTCTGAATGCCCAGACACTTCGGCAATTTGTTTGATGGATGCTCCGTTCCGATAGGCGAGTGTCACGAATGTTCCTCGCAGATCGTGGAATGTCTTTCCCCTTATCCCTGCCTTTTCGACAGCTTTTCTCCATGAAGATTTGAATCCTGATGCCCACGGTTTGCCCTGTCCATTGGTGAGGATCGTCACGGCATTCCCGCGCTTCACGTTGTCCAGAATTGCTTTCAATTCCTCTGACACTTTTACGCGAACATGCGCTCCGGTCTTGCCTTGCCGTAATGAAAGGCTCTCTCCGTCATATGCAGCCCATGTGATTTTCAGCAAATCCCCTTGACGTTGACCAGTCCAAAGCGCGAGCATCATTGCTCGAACGATTGGCTCTGGCGCGGGCTTGATTACTGGCTTATCCCCCTCAGCCTTCTTTCCAAAGCGCATGACGGCTATTTCATCATCTGTCCAAATAAGGTCGCGCCGTGTGCCATCGCTAATCTTTTCGACTTTCTCCAGCGGATGGCGGGAAATCATTTCCCGATCATATGCGAAAGCAAGTATGCGCTGGAGCACACTCATAAACAGATCGGCCTTACGCGGGTGTGTGGCTGCAATCTCGTCTCGCCATTGCAGAAAGATCGACCGTGTTCCATGAGCCGATATTCGTCTGGATGGCATGTCGAAAAATTCCGCTTCAATGGCCCTGATTGCGATATCGTACCCTTCTTTGGTAGATGGCTTTAAATTCTGGTAGGCTGGCGAATTGACGTATTCCTTGATGATCTCAGCAAGCTTGCCCTGATATGGCGTATCTTCTCGGTGCCTCGTTAATTTGAAATACTCCGCAATGAATGCCTTAGTGTTGGGCTTGGCGTGAATTCGTGGGCCTCCGCGCCAAGCGTAATAGTAAGTAGCAATATCACCGCTCGCGAGCTTCTTATTCACCCGATGCACGCCTACGAGGTCTACTTCCACGGCGGTTTCTCCATTCTTCCAAACTGTTGCCGCCATAGGCCAATTCCGGGTCTAACGCGGTGTCGTGTTTCAAATCTTCGACAGTCGGGTAGACACGGAATATTCGTCCTCTTTCATCTCTCATTTCAATAGGTACGCCGCGTTTCGTAGCGATCACGGCCATTCTGTCGAGATCGGATTGGCGGATTGAGGCTTTTGCGGTCATTCCTTTCGCCTCCTAATGTGATTTGTATTCGTTTTGTTCACGGTATAAGACAGCCAGCCTTGGAGGCTGTCATGTGGGTATCCTGTACAAACGAGACGTTGGGCGACTGCAAACGGTACGGGTTTATGATTACCGCGTACTGCAACGGGTGCCACCACAGTAAGCAGCTTGATATTGACGCCTTGATTGAGAAGCTCGGCCCAGATCATGGTGCGCTCAAGAAAGACCTTGCGCATAAACTGCGTTGCTCGAAATGCGGTGCGAAGAAGGTTCAGCTTCTTTCCTCGCACATCAGCACGTACCGAATGTCTGGAAAGGGTGAATATCCAGGACGCTAACATCCTCACTCCCTTTCCCGCAGTGCGCGCTCAAGAGCTTCGGTTGCTTCATCGGACAGTTTCCAATGCTGTTTGGCGAACATCAGAGCGTCCATAATCGCGCTGCGCAATCTCAGTATTTCTGCTTCCAGAAAACCGATGTACTCCGCATCGGCATGACGTTCTGTCTGAAGGATTTTCAGTTCCGTTTCAGCATCAGTCATTCTTGGCCCCTTTCCCGCAGTGCGGCGCGGCGAATGACGGCGTATGCATTGACGGCTTCCACGACATATGCGGCGTCATGCGTCTTCATCGTGCCTATCATCGTGTTCTGGTCATCATAGACCCACGCATAGTTTGCCTCGCCTTCCGGGCCATACTTGATTTCAAATCGCCAACGTTTTTCGGGGCCCATCTACTCACCGCCTTTCAGGGCTTGGCGACCGGCAGGGCCGCGCCCTGAAAGAAGCTTGCCCTTCTTCACGACTTCACCGCTCGGATCGACATAGACGTTACCGAAAGAGCAAAGCTCTCCGTTTACAGTGATTGTTCGAGAGCCAAGAATGTTCACATTCCTCGCGACCAAATAGGCATCAATCGCTCTTGCTACCTCATCACCCGTCAATTCGATCATCACGCCGGGTCCGTACTCGGTTTTGCCGTCTCCGTATCTGACCTTCATTCGCTCTGCTCCCCAAGTGCGGATGCGGTGAGCATGGCGCGCCATGTGTGCCACGGTGTTTCCGGATCAATGTAAATTTCGTGGTTCACATAGCCTGTGCCGCCCATAATCTCCCGCATACCAGATTGCTCTTGGTTCGCGTTCGGCTCCTGTAGAGCGGCGAGGATGGCCCCGGCAGCAGCTTCGGCCAATTGCGGATAGATGCGTGACAATGGCTGCGCGATAAGCTCTTTGCGCCGTTCTTCCATTGCCGTCGCAGCTAGAGCGATGAGTTCCTTACTCGGCATGGTTGGCCTCGTTCAAGTTTACCACCTCTGGGGCAAAGGGATGATCTTTAGATTTGGCACCTAAATGTGAATATCCCTGACCCACTGCCAATGCGTTAGCTACTAGCCACGCAACCTGTGGGGCAAAGTCTCGCGGGACATTAATTCCAAACCGACCGTCCAGTATCAGGTGGATTGTTACCCCCTCATCAAGCATGGATAACTTCGGAATTTCATGTCCTTCGACTACCACAGTGTAGCCAGCTTGGACGCATCCCTTCATTGCTTCAACTCTATCTGTCGGTTCATACAAATTAGTCACGTTCATAGCTTGCTGGCCTCACATGCGCGCAAGAGGGCGATCAGAAGTGCGATGGCAGGAAACTTGTGATAGCCGTATTGCTCCAGTTCTGCAGGATATGGTTGGATCGAAGGCCAAACGTTTCCTTGGAACTCCACGGCGTCTTCACCGTCATCGCCTTGTGTGATACCCCAATACCAACCCGGCAACACCCTCTCAGCCAGTGCGGTAGCCGCGTCTACAGAGGCGGTGTAGGTCGGGATATGTCCGAAGCGCATCCCTTCGCGCAACGGCTTGTTGGTGGTGATGTGGATATCGCGGTCCACTTCCCTGTCAGGCGCGTCTAGCTTGGAGAGGCGGTCAATCAATTCGGTCATTGTTTCACCCTGCGCCAAAGCACATTGCCGTTGGCGTCCTCAATTGAAATAACGTGATCGTTGAGATTGCCGTGATCTTCGGGGCGGCATTTCTCGCTCGGCTGCTTCGGTTTCTTTTTGCGACGGGTCACGACTTCCCTCCCAGCAGGGCGCGGAAGTCGGCAACAATTTCGCCAGAGTTGATTAGATCGCTGTCATCCTCCCATGCTTTCAGCACGTCCAAGACTTTTCGACCTTTCTCGCGCAAGCCTTCCAGCGCCTTTTCAGCAGACGCGAGCTTGGCTTCTAGGACCTCCTGTGCGGTGATTTGTGTCTCTTGGTCCTTGGTTACTCGCTCCAAGAAATTAATCCGCGCATCCTTCGCCGCGTTGTCGGCTTTCAGGTCATTCACCTGTTTGTAGAGGTTGTTGCAGGCTTCTGTCCGCTCTTTAACGGCCACCTGGGCAGCGTCGTGAAGTTCTTTCCATCCGTCCTTCTCCGCCCGTTCCGCCGCCAATAGCTTTTCAGCCTGCGAGCGGGTGACAAGTTCGTCTGTGTATGGATCAAGTTTCCAACTGCTCCATTCTTTTTTGCTGGTCGTTATCGCGGTGTGGCCTGTAAGCCAGTATCCAACCGTCTCCAGTCCCGTATCTGTAGCAACAGGCGCGGGGCGGGTGTTCCACTTTTCAGTGAGAATTGCGGCCATCTGGTCATGATCATATTCGGGAAAGTCGCTGTAACACATACTCATGTGCACATCGCACGCGTTGCAATAGATCGCGACTTGCTTTTCCATCTTGCCAGAAGGGAACGCACAGAAAGGCTGCTCATAATCCAGTTCGGCAGCGCTGTTACAGTGGGCGCACGGTAGTAGTTCACTCGCCATGACGGTCGCCTCCTGATGGGTGGGTGGGGAGAGTTTCGAAGCGACCGTCTTCAAACTCTTCACGCGGACGAACCCAAAGAGAACCGTCATCGACGCTGCGATAGATGGAGACTTCTTCCATATCTATGGACTGATCGAAGCCTTCTCGGCTTACCTGCCAATTGTCGGCCTGCATTTTTCCGATGCCGATCAGCGAATAATGAGTGCCACGCTTCTTATGCCGGTGTGTTGGCATCCACCCATCCCCATCGACCTTACCGGCGTCGGCATGGAGCGCGCTGGCAACGTCCTGCCAAATCGGGTTGTGATGTTCGCCGCCGCGCATCATCGTTCCGGCAGTGATGCCCTCAATCACATAGTCACGGAAACGGGCCAGCACGTCCCGAGCCTGCGTATGACCGGCGTCGGCATGGTCCGGGATAATGGAGGACGTTTCGCTGTCAACAACGACGCGTTCTCCGCGCTGCTGGAGCATCATCGCAAGGTTTGCAATGTCAACCGGATCGCCTTTCCAGATGTGCTGAATGAGCAAATAGGATAGGTATTCCGCCGAACATTCATCCTTATTTTCCCAACCGCCACGGCCTTCTGCGCGCTTTTTGGCGAGCTTTTCTTTCATTGCAACGGCAAAGCGATCAACTGCAACATCATCAGCGTGCGCTTCCTCCAACGCCAGCTCACGCGCTGCGGATGGCTCAAGCGCGGAGAGGTCTGAAATCCATTGAGCAATGAATTCAAAACACCTGACAGCTTCGTGATAATCGGCGCAATTGGCGAGTGACCCAGCTTCACAGGTGAAATCGTAATGATCCACAAGACGTTGTAAAAAGGCTCGACCGTTTTCGATTGCACCATTTGGAATTTCAACTGAGGAGTTCATAGCTTTTCTCCCGCATTGCGAAACAGGGCTTCAATGTTCCCGCGCACTTTCCCGAAATCTCGGCATAGTTCGCCGTCTCGTGACCGGGCGCTTGAACTGAGGCGATTGAAGGCAAAGGCCAGAGCCGTGTAGGCTTCTCGAAGCGCCTTGAATGCAGGATCGTGAGCGTTCACAGCCTTTACGATCAGGGCCGCGTCTTTCTCGCGGTTGTCGTAATTGGCCTGATAATCTTCTTCGTCCAGCAAGGTCGTCGCCACAAGCTGGTTTTCAGGGCCGAGGACAAGCGTGTCATCTGGAAGAGCTACCTTCCACGGGCGACGGGTTGCACTGGTCACGGCTTCTTCCGGTAGGGTGGTCATGGCTGGACCTCCGTGCTCGCGTAAATGCGGCGTTTCCATTCGGGGAGGGGCTTGGAAAGGCGCTTTGGCTCTTTGATGGTTTTTGCCAGCTTGGAAGAAGGCTTGATAGCGCCGTTGTTCTTGTCCCGCTGGCGGTCGGCCTTACGGGTGCGGCGAATATCGTCTGCCGTCTTTTCAGCATGGCACTGCTGGCAAAGAACCTGCGCATTGGCCAATACCGGCTCGCCGCCGAGAACATCAGGCAAAATGTGGTCCACTTCGGCCTCGCCTTTTTTGAGAGCGGCCTTGCACTTTTCGCAGTGACCGGCAGCGCGCTCGATGGCGGCATTACGGATTTTCCGGGTGAATTCTTTCCGGGCCATGTCAGCGTCTCACATAGCCGAGTTCTTCGGCCAGTTGCTCGACCATCAGGCCGTTGAGTTCGTCGTAAAGGTGGCTTCGTGGGCGGTGCTGGCGCTTGGCCGTCTCTATTTCCGCGATCTTGGCGGTAATCTCGGCCTGAAGGTCGCGGCGCTCCGGTTCGGGGAAAAGCCAGTTGAAGAATTTTGCAATGAAAGATGGGATCATCACGCAACCTCCTCACGGACATAGCCGTATGTTTCGGCAAGCCACTTCTCAGCCTTCTTGAAGAAAGCTTGGAATTCAGCTTCGCTCATCTTGTCGAAGGAAATTGAACCGGGGAGTTGAACCTTTAAGCCGTCCGGCAAGCGGACCAAATCAACCACGCCCGTCTCAAGCTTAATGATTTCATGCAGGCGGTCGGCGCTATAATTCAAACCGTAGCCGTCAACGACTTCCTGTACCATGGCCCAATAGGCACGATGGCGGGAGACGTTTCGGAACTGCTTTATCTCGACCTTAACCAGTTCTCCGGGGCGCACGCTCTCAAGCGCGGCCATGTCGTAATTCATGGCAGGGACGAGAGCATTTCCCTTTCTGACAAATCCGTAGACGGGTTTCTCGCGCTTGGACATGTCTCAACCCGCCATCATGTATCGGACTTCGTCCGTGATTTCGGTCGTGTCGAAACCGCAGCCGTATTTGCGGGTCAGTGTTTCGACGGTTTCGGAAACTTCGTGGAGAAATTTGACGACTTCGGCCTCAAGATCGGCAATGACCTGATCGTCGCGATCTAGACGCTTGATAAAAAGGCGCATATTCTCCGGCATGCGAGGATCGAACGAACAAAAGTCGCACCAAGCGCGCTTCGTGCATGCCATCTGCCACATCATTTGCGTGACGTATTTGGCTGGGATCGCCTCCGACATGAGTGTATCGAGATGCGTAGCCGAGTTCGGACATTTGATTTCCAGCAGCCCGTCATCGCCTACCAGCCCGTCAGGGGACGCGCCTGTCATTGCGATAGATGGATGGGCGACAAAGCCAACCTGAACCACTCGAATATTCTTCTCGAACTGATAGGCCGAACGGGCGTCAGGCTCGTTGTCGGTCCCCCACTGCATGGCGGGAGACGTGAAGCCTTCGGTAGCCGTGCCTGTCAGCCGTTCGAGAACGAGTTCCGCGTGGTAGTTTTTGCGGGACGCGCCGTATCCTGTCTTGGTCTTGGCGATTACATCGGCAACGCGGGATGCGGTAACGCGGCCAAGTCTTGCTGCGAACCATTCAGCCGACCCTTGGATAATCTCATCCATTTGCCTGCCCTCCGGACTTACGGCTTGCAATCGTTGCATTGAGCTTCTTGCGGGCCGCTTCAAACTTTGATGCGGCGAGGTCTTGGACGGCTTCCACCTTGTAGAAGTCGCACCAAATATCGACCTCCATACCGGCATCGGAAATCAGGCGAAGAATTTCGTCTCTCTGCTCAACGGTAAGCGTTCTGTCATCGTCGACAGTTTTGCCATGCGATCGACCGTCATCATCATCAGACGCCGCCAAACCGAGTGCGGCCTTGAGAGTGTAGCGCTGCAAATAGGTAATCGTGCTGCCGACCGCCTGAATGCTGTTCTTGTTGCCGGACTGGTCATGGCCAGCGGACAGCGTCGTTTCCTCGAAATGGCCGTCACGATGGGCAACGATGCAGGTGACATGCACCTGACCTTGTTCCGTCTTCACGCGGAAGCGATACGACAGGCCGTATTTGCCAAGGATCGGATCAACTGTTCTGGCAATTTCGCCAAGGTCTTCGTGGGCGTAGTGGGTTCGTCCCTTCTGCGACGAGAAGTCAACTTTGCGGTTTTTCGCGATAACCGGGATTTCAGCCTTGGCTGCGGCAAGAGCCTCATCGAAAGCGCGCCGCGCCATTGTGGCCTCCTGCCTGTCCCGAAGAGCCATCAGCTTTTCAATGACATCGACGCCTGCGCCAGACGCCAGAGCTTGGCTGAGCATGTCGGTTGCCGTCACCACATTGCGCGGCGTGGCTGGCTGAACATCGACGGTATGCTGAATATCAATTGCTTGCGCGTTCATGCTGCCAATTCCTCTGCTTCGAGCCGTTCCAGCGCCGCATAGAGTTCGGCGTCCTTCTGATCGAGATAACGGCGGGTTGGAATGTCGGGGTCGGTTTTCAGGAAGTGCTCGATTTCTCGGCGCTTCTGGATGATCTCGGCGCGGGTGAGGCGATCAAACATCGACTTCACTCCTTGCGATATCCGCCATTCTTTCGAGGTGGCAGAGCATGAGAAATGCTGCTGCAACACCAGCAACGGCGAGGGTGAAAAGGATTGTTGCGAGGGCGCAGAGGGGATCAGGCATGATGCACCGCCAGTCTCATTTGCACGCAATTGACTGTGGTAATCGGATTGATTTCAACGGGGGCGAGCGTAGCCAGTAGGTCAAGCGCCTCCCGTGTATCTCCTTGGGCGATCAGGTCCGCTAAAAGGCACCATTCCCTCCAAAGACGGTCTGTTCTTGCATCGCCGTCGCCTCTTTCTCGGCGGCTTTCCAGTTCCCGGACCAGTTCCTTTGTCGAAATTTCATCAATGAAGTCGATGGGGTCAAAGTCGATATTGGCCATCGTCTTACCTCCACCGGCTGTCAGAGCCGATAAAACGGGACTGTTCGTCTGTGATGAAAACCGGACCGGAAGAAGCGTCATCACGCTCGTACTTGATCCATGCGTAAGCTTGCTTGAGTGCCTTGCCGAACATGTACTGACGTTCTGCAGCGGTAGGCTTCCAGTCGCGCATTGAAGGTCGGGAGCGGTTGAAAGCGACCAGCTCATTCGTCTTTTCATGAGCGCGCTTGAAGGCTTCGGAATGAAGCGAAACGCTGGCCTTCTTCACCGGCTTTTCTGCCTTTACGGTCAGGCCGATAAGCGTCTTTGCCACTTCGATGTAGGTTGTCTGTACTGAGGGATGCATGTTGCGCTCCAATCTCTTAACTTGAGATCAGTATGCATAACGCAAACTATTACGTCAATCAAAAAATATGCGTTATGAAAAATAAATGGCCGCAACGCATACTATGCATTGCATCCAGCCCGCGCCATGGTAGAATCAGAACGCAAAGAAGCCCCGGAGTAACCCGAGGCTTCGATGCCGTTAGATGAAAAGAAGAATGATGTAAGGCAGGATCACCTTTAGGATGTCTGATACATCAATTTTCACATCGACGGAGACCGATAAGGTTTTCTTCATGGGAAAGCCTCCGGTCCGTGGCCACGGAACCAAAAGGGTTTCGTGAACTCGCGGCCTTCGAACGGATAAGCCGCCGTTCTTGGCTAAACCGGCCCACCTCTGGATAAGCGCTTATCTTTTGGTGGCCCCATTTGGTGCCAATCATCGTCGGGTATGCCCTATGGTTAAGGGGCCTTCAATTGATTGGAATGGGCTGCGGTGCAACCGTCCAGCGTTATCCGGTTACCAGCCGGGCGCGAGGAAAGAGCCGCAGCCCAATCTATCCAGATAATTTTCAAAGAGTCGATGGCTATGTGAACCGCAATGTGTGGCGCGCAACAAAAAGCCCCGGCGCAAAGCGGGGCTTTGTAATGAAAAACCCCGCCGAAGCGGGGTTGTAATCAAGCGGCTTTTAATTCTGGGAATGGCACATCAAGCCGTAATGGAGCGCCAAGCACTTTGAAAGCCTCTTCTAGCGAGTCCAGCTTGGATTGATGATCAAGCCGGAATAAACGGTCTACTTGCTCACGATGCCAGCCAAGTTCACGCATAAGATCGGCACGCGTCATGCTTTTTGCTTTCATGATCATATAAAGTGCTGATTTCAAAAGAACCATAAGGTGCATTTCGACCGAAAAGCCCTTTTCGGCGGCTTCTTTCATTGGGACAGGAATTGACTTGCCCTCAGCAATCCGAGCGGCGATAGCCTCTTCAATGGCGTCCCGGCCGTTTCGGCAGGCTTCCTCTTTGTCTCGCCCAAATGTAATTACTTCATCAAAAGCAGGCGAGGTGACAAGCCAAGTGTCTCCGTCTGGACGGAGTGATAGTTCATACCAAGCCACGATAAATTCTCCTTCTAATCGATACCGAGTTGCTTCTTGATCGCGTTGACCAATCCGGTACCGAGTTCTTTCGACCTCCCGTGCATGGGCAATTGAGACTTTTTGCCCTTGTAGTAGATCGTCAGATGCCCGCTCCCACCCCTGTGATTTTCAAAGGTGCATCCCTTTTTCGCGAGATAACGCTTAAGTTCGCTCGCATTCATTGATATAGTCCATTCCACACTTCTGTGGAAGTCAACATAAGTGTGTAGTCCCCACAATGCCTTGATATAGAACGAAACAAAGTGTTCTGTTCACGTTCTTCCCCCGTCATACGCCGCCTCCCACCTGGATTTAGACAAAGACCCGCAATCTAATTGCTCCTTCACCATATCGCCGCTTTCGAAACTGTCTATAGGCGTACGCCCAAAATCCGCTACAACATCTAGCGGCGGCAAAATGCCGTTAACCTTTCGTCAAGAATGTTCTTGTTCTGTTCCGCTTTCTGAGTCATCCTGTCGCACATAACAAGCGTACAGGGAGTAAAGTGTATGAGCATGCAAACGCAGTATGTGGTGCAGGCGTATAGCAAGGCACCCAAGGGCAAAATCAATGCCGATGCGCCATTTCTGGCGAAAGATGTAAGCCATGCGCGCCGGATCGCGGAAAAGCTGGCATCAATCAAACCCGCAGTCGTTGCCTTTGTGAGCAAGGGTGATGCCGATACCGGCGACTATGAAGAACCGAAGCTCATCTTCGCACATGGTGACAGGTTGCCGCCAGAAGTGGCGGAAATGGAGCATGTCTGATGTTGGACGGGGGGATTGTTGAAGAAGGCAAGCGCCTCGTTATTGAACTGGCAAGCGTCTATGTGGCTTGCGATGACTGCGGTCACTCACGCATTCTGTATCTCTCAAATCTCCGCCGAGCTGCAGAATTAGGCGTGCAGGACTACCGCGAGCTTTGCAGGAAAATTCGCTGTGGCGAATGTCCGCCCCGGCCTCCCCACGCCAGAAACCTTACAATTAGGCCCTTCTGGCGATGTGATGAGGTAAATCAGACGTTGGCGTGAAATACGATCTTGTGAACGGAAAACACCTTATCAGCGTCAAATTCCAGTTCCCGTTCTTCGCCGTCATCAGGATTGTACTGATAGAGGCGAAGAACCTTGGACGAGCGGGATTCAAATCGCTTGATATAGCTTTCCACCGGCTGATCGTCGCCGTTCTCAAGGATTTGCGCTATTACGTCATCCCCAGCGCGAACGGGCAGATGTGGATTAACCCAAACAGTCTCTCCCGCGAAATAGCGCGGCTCCATCGATGTGCCGTAAACCATGACGGCATAGGCACCCTCGACGCCTTCGAGCATAGGAGGGCAGAAGACGCGGCCAACCTCTGTCCCATTCAGAATGAAGCGGCCATTTGGCCCTCCCGCCGACTGCCCAAGCAGTGGGATTGAATGATCTTGCGGGAACTCCTGGTATCTCGGAGGGAAACTCGCATTCGGCTTGGGTTTTGTCTTTATGACCTCTGTTTCTGGCGCGATTTCCTCGCCGTCTGGCCCTTTGCCTTCTCCGGTTAAGAGCCACGCTTCGCTTACCCGAAACGCTTTTGCATACTGGCTGGCAGCGCGCACGATACCGCGTTGGCCACTCTCATGTTGAGTGTAGGTCACGTACGACCAGCCAAAATAATTAGTCGCGTCTTTTGCCTTCTTGAAGCCGCGAGCAATCCTAGCTTCTTCAAGTCGTTTGGCGGCGTCTGGTCGGGTGTCTTCTGTCATTCTTGCATATTGCACATTTTCAGTATGCGTTTCGACTTGACGGATTAGTTTGCGTAACGCATACTATGCATATGAAAAACGCAAACATCGACCTCCCGGCTATCCGCCGCACATTGAAGTTGACGCAAACCCAGCTGGCAGAAATGGCCGGGGTTAACCTCTCGACGGTATGGCGTTGGGAGAATGAAGGTTTGCCAACTCGCGGCCCTGCCAAAGCTTTCATCGACAGGCTGGCGAATGACGCGGTTTCTGTCGCTTCTCCCAAGCGCTCCCGTTCTGCAAGGGCGTCGGTATGAGTAACTCGCGCCTGAAATCCTTCTATCAGCGTTGGTTGAACCGTGAGGAAGCCAAACAGGCCGTCGCTGATGACCTGAAAGAGCTTTTCGCGGAGATGAAAGCCGAAGGCCACGACACGAAAGCGGTTCGCGCTGCGTTTCGCCGGGTCGCTGCTTTCGAAATAGCTGAAAAGAAAGAGAAAATTGAAGGTCACGAAGCCCTCGTTGAACAGTATTTCGACGCCCTTACGCGCGACACGCGCGAGGGAGGTGCGGAATGAACCCGGATCAAATCATCTCCGAAGACATTATGCGCGACGCAGCCAAGTGGACGGCGCAATGCTATCAGCCGAAGACTGGCACTTGGTTTGATGTTCGGGATGTCATCGCTAACGCCATCATGTCCGAGCGCGAACGTTGCGCAAAGATTGCGCGCACACTCGGCGTGTATCCAGAACTGAACATCTTTGCTGGCGGACCTGAGTGGTATCGGCACGGTAAGGATATCTCCAAAGCCATTCTTAATTCGTCTACCGTTCCCCAAGCCCCCCTCTCGGTAGACGAAAAGAGCCGAGACGCTGCACTCCCTAGCGTCTCGTCTCCCTCCTCTGGACAGGAATAGCGGCGATGATGAGGAACACCCTGTCCAATTCAAATTCAAATGCCCGTCGAGCGTTTATTGCGCGATCTACCAATCGTGGCCGGGTCTTCGACGGTGCTAGCGGATGCCCCCGGCTTCGGCGCAACAAGGCTGGTCATAGACTTAGCTGGAACCTGGAACATTCCGTTGTTGCGTGTCTGTGCATCCGCACCTTTTTCGTTTCGGGCAATCGCGGCTTTTCGTGCGTTTTGCAGAACGCGCCATGCTGCGTGTCCGATGTGTTCCATGTCCGTCCTTCTGTTCGCTTCGTGACTGATCGTCCTTGTCTGATCAGCAACTTAGCGAAAGGCTTTGTGCATGACGGACTCAAAATTTCAGTCACAGCAACATCAATTGGTTTCGGAGCGCGAGCGTATGAGTAGCTGCGATCTGGCGGGCCGTTATGTCCGCGAAATGACAGACAGGGAGGCGAAGGGGTGGGGCGATCATAGCAACGCTCTCAAGCGCCTGAGCCGTCGATATGGCCTGTCTTACTGGACCTTGAACAATCTGCGCATCGGTCGTTCCAAGACCGTTGAAGCATCAATCTTCAAGCGCGTCCAGACGGCTTACTTCGATTACTGCGAGCGCCAGATTGCGCAACTCCAACACGAACTTGAACTCGAAAAAGCGGTGAGCGGCGATGCTGATATGGAAAATCTGGTCGGCGAGGCTTCGCAGCTTTTGGCGAAGGTTCGTGAAGCGAAAGAAGCATCGAAAGCAAATATTCGAGCGCATGGCGGCTGACAAAAAATGAACGCTTTCGCCGCCGCCATTCTCTCAACTCTCCTGACAATCCTGCTGGTCTGTTTGATCGGCCTCTATCTCGCATGGAGGATGTAATGGAAGCCCAGAAAATACCGCATTACGTGAAGCCAGCCCTTGGCCGTCTCTATGGGGGGGCAACCCTTGCTCGCGAGGTATCGCAGACGGAAGAAGCCATAAGGGGCGGCGGTTTCGTTTATTTCACGCTGCCAGATGGCAAGTCGGTGGGGCCTGCCTCCGGGAAATGGCTCATCGAAAATGGTGTGGTGGCCGCTACAGGAGACGATTTGTTTCCGGGTGGCTCGCAAACCTATCGGATAGCGTGAGGCCCTGATGCTTTCCCTGCGCCAGATGCACGATATCGCCATAGGCGAAGTGCGGTCGATGGATGACCTGCTTCGCAAGGGCCGCATGTCCAAGCCGCCGCGTCCTGATATGTGGATCGCGCAGCATGAGCGTATTCGCCAGCATCGTTTGCAGGTCGTCAAACTGATCGAAGCCGAAATTGACCGCCGTAAGGCAGAAGGCGAGGCGGCATGAGAATGACCGCTGCAGAATTTCGCCAGACAGCCCGCCGCAACAAGTACGGCGCGAAGAAAACCACGCTCGACGGCATCACCTTCGATAGCAAGGCAGAAGCTCGCTTCTACGCTGAGCTTAAGCGGCGCGAGAAGGCCGGAGAAGTCGGCGGGGTGGAGCTTCAGCGTCCATTTGTGGTCTATGGTCCGAAGGGTGAAACAATCACAACATACAAGGCTGATTTTGCCTTCTGGGATTTCAAGGAAGACCGCTTCCGCGTGATCGACGTGAAGGGTGTGCAAACGCCAGTATTCCGCCTCAAGCGCAAACTGGTGCGCTCCTTCCTTGGTATAGAGGTGGAGGTGGTCAAGTGAGCCATGAAGCGACCAATTGGGCAATTAAACAGCGCGGGCTTAAGCCTGCCGCAAAGATTGTCCTTTGGCACCTGTGCGACCGATACCATCCTGATCACGGCTGTTTCCCAAGCCAGGAGACGCTAGCCTCTGACTGCGAAATGTCGCGTGCGTCACTGAATAACCAGCTTGCCGACTTAGAACAGGCTGGATTGATTTATCGCGAGCAGCGCAAGACCCGTTCAAATCGCCAGCAATCCACCCGTTATCGCTTTGCTTTTGAGCCTGATTTTCCGTGTCTAAATTTTGGACACGGTGAGCAAAAAGCCGTGTCCAAATCTGACGAAAAGCCGTGTCCAAAAAATGAGGATTTCCGTGTCCAAAATTTAGACACTAACCCTGTAATAGAACCAGTAAATAATAACCCTGAGAGAGATGCGCACGAGTGCGCGGATAATTCCGATTTGGATTTTCAAAAGGGGTTCTCTCGTTGGCCTTCCTACGTCAGCGACAGTGAAGGCGAAGCACTGACGGCATGGGAATGCCTTTCCGAAGCCGACAGGTCCGAAGCTATCCGTTGGCTCGACACCTATGTGGCTCAGAGCCGAAAGGGCGGACGCAAGACAATCTGCCGTTTCAGCCGGTATCTCTCGGAAAAGCGGTGGGCACGGGTTGTCACGATTTCCTCTCCTGAGCCGAAAGACCCGTTCAAAGCCAAGCCCGGTGTGGCGAAGTATGACCCGATGTGGTTCGCCAAGCGGATGGCAATCCTTGCCGAAGGCCCGATTGCGAACATGCCGAAGCCCACGGCATTTCTCGCAAGTGTCATCGCCAAAGGCGGCGAGGAGGGGCGCAAGTTCCATCTGGATCACATCAGCAAGTACGGGTTCCCCCGGCTCAAGGCCATGGATGAAACTCATGATCCGGTGGTCGTTGAGGATAGATACCGCTCGCTTGTGCAGCTTTTGGAGCCGGTAAATCCAGGCACCGCCATTCATCAACGGTGGCGTGAATATTTCCAATCACAGGGATGGCCATGGGAAGCCCCGTGGAAGGGGGCGGCATATCTGCCGAAGGGCGGGCCGTCTGAAATCGAGAGATTCATCAAGTCAGTCAAAGAAGGGGTCGCAGCATGAACACGCTAACTCCAAAGCAGAAAGAGGCCTTGGATTTCATCAAGGGCTACATCGCAACAAATGGCTATGGGCCGTCCTACGATGAAATTCGTATCGGCCTTGGCTTTTCATCCAGAACAAGCGGGCACCGGCTGGTTCACAGCCTCGTCAAGCGCGGAGCCATCGAAAAGCCTGCTGGCCTAGCCCGCTGCTATTCATTTCCAAAAGGGAGGGCCGCGTGATGACGAGGCGGAGCAATTGGAAATTCGAAAAGTCGTTATTCAAAGCCACTCGGCATGAGCGGCTGCAAGAGTTCGGTGGGAAGTGTGCTTACTGCTATGAACCTCTGACAGCAAAGACGGTAACGGCTGATCATTACTTCCCAAAGAGCAAAGGTGGTCGCGATGACCGCAGCAATATTTTCCCGTGCTGCCTTGCCTGCAATCGCCTCAAGGGGAGCATGTCGGCAAACGTTTTCAAGAAACGAGTGAAGACAGCAACGTACGTTGCAGACGGTCTGGATTGGACCATTGCGAGATTTCGCAGAAACATCAACAAGCGTCTGGATCGGATGGAAAAGAGGGTGATGAGGGCCTGCTCTGTGCCGACCGATGATGAATACCCGGAGGCAGTTTAATGTACGCCGCAGCTTATTCACGAAACACTGACAGAGCAGTCAAGGCGCTTATCGCCAAACGCAATGCTGATCGCATCGAAGCGGAGAGGGAACGCAAGGAGCAATTGCGCCTTGAAGCCAAGCGCCGGGAACAAGAGCGAAAGGAGGCTGAGCGCAAACGGCAGGAAATATATCACAACATTATCGCATCTTACCGGGAAGTGGGAATTCGCAAGGCTGATACTCGCCTGTCGATCCGGGATATTGTTTCCGATGCCGTAGCAGGTACGGCTTTCACATTTGATGATGTTGTCGGGAACCGACGCACACGTTCGATGTGCAATATCCGGCACTTTGCCGTTCTGTCAGCTTGGGCATTCCGCCCAGATATGAGCCTTCCAGCAATCGGACGGCACTTAGGCGGTCGCGATCACACGACAATTCTTCATTCGGTGAACCTGTTCGGTTTTGATAGCAGAGAGCAAGCAGCGGCCTTCATTTCACTTCATGGCAGAGAGGCGACCATGGCGCGCCTTTCCAGACAAGCGGCATAGGAGAGGGCGATGGACGAAGCGATCAATCACGCAATCATGAACGGTATGGGCTGGCCAGCGTCGTTCGCAATCGTAGGCGTGGCTTTCGCGATTGTGACTTGGTTTTGGATTTTGGCGAAGTACTGAGGCAGCGAGGAACGGACATGGCGAGGACGAAGGCGGCGAAACTTCAAGCCAAGCGATCAAGAGGAAGGCCAAAGAAGGATGTTCCACTCCGTGAACCCAACGGCAGGGCATCCAGAATGAAGGAAGACCCGGCGAAAGTGGCGATGGAGGCGAGGATGAGACATTACGGCGTACCGGCAGACTTGGCCCGCGATCCGCGCACAGGCTCGTACCTTGGCCGTCTGGCGATGGCTGGACGAGGCGAGGGGATCAGCCAGGATCAGTATGAGGCAGCAACCCGCTACATCGATCTGTATAACTCGTATCAGAAAGCAATCGGGTCACCTGGGGCGCACTACGAACAGATTGGCGGCGTCAATGCTTCCGATCCTGATGCCTATGCCGATTGGTGTATTCGAGTAAAGCAGGCGTATAAATCAGCTCATGACGCCATCCACGAAGCGCAGGCAGAGGAACGATCAGAGAACCTATGGGCGGGCCTTCAATATGTGATAATTCAGGACCAAGAGTTTCCGCACCTGCTTTCTTCCACAAGACTTGTGTGTAACGCTCTGCATAGGCACTTCATGCTTGACAATAAACGCAAATCACCGAATAAATGACATCAGATTTTAGGGTGCAGAGTTGTGCCTTATGGTCGATCGTTCACAAAATGATTTCTATCAAGGCCAACCCTTTCGAGCTAGTTGGGTTGGCCGCTCCTTTTATTTCGAGGCAATGCCTCAACAGAATGCGAGAGGGAGACACTCATTCCCGCCCTGTCTACGGATAGGCTCGCGTTGCATACAGACCGCAAGCGCCGGAACCCCTCAAAGCTCCTTACGGAGCAGTGATCATGAGCCGGGGGCGGTCTGTACCATATGCGAGGCGGTGAAAGCCGTGAAGGATGGGGAAGCCCGCCCGTTCCTCGTACATATCCGCCCTCATGTAGTACCGCCCCACTTATCCGGGTAGCGCGAGACATGAGGGATTGAGACAGCGGAGAGCCATGAAGGGACCGCGAGAGTTAAAGCGTTATGTCGCCAAGAACCGTAAATTGCTGAAAAGCAGATGCTGGGATGATCTCGTCATCTTCAAGCTGGAACGGTGCAAGAAATGGCGGAAAGCGCATCGCAGGCCTAGAGATGGTTATCTCGCACAGTAAACACCGGATCGGCCTCTGTTTCATGCTTCCGGTGTCAGTAATCAGAACGGCGGCGCTTCGGATAGTCGCGGAAGTCGAGAAGCCAGAGACCGAAGCGTAACGCTCGATCCGTTCTGATCATATCGACCCCACGGGAAACCGTGCATCAGCCGTCGCCTTCGGGTGGCGGCTTTTTCATATCCATCACCCACTAGAGGAAGATTACGATGAGCAAAGATGAAGCAGCAATCGAACAGGAAATTCAGGACAAGGGCTTGAATGCCCCGCGCCTGACGCCGGACCTGATCAACGCCCAGATTAAGAGCGTGGATTACCATGTGTTCCCCGGAACGACTTTGACCGTATGCGCCATGACATTGCAAAACGGTTTCATCGTCACGGGAGAGAGCGCAGCCGCATCGCCTGAGAACTTCGATAAAGAGATCGGTCGCAAGATTGCCTATGACAATGCCCGCAACAAAATCTGGGCATTCGAGGGCTACGCTTTGCGTGACGTTTTGTCTGGCCGGTCAATTCGGCAGGACTGACCAAGCCCCGCCATCGAGCGGGGTTTTTCGCATCATAGGGAGCGGCACTCCTTTCACTAGCCCACCGGGCAGCTAGACCATGGCTTTCACTCGTGGCCGTAGAGGCCCGCCGTCCGCTCCGGGGAGTATGGCCCTCATAATGCGGCGTAAGTGGGCAAGACCGGAAACCTTATTGGAGAGGGCGAATGACACCCAAAGGCATTAAGGCTCTCAATGATCTGGCTGAGGCATCACGTCTCGCCCATATCCGACAACGCAACTGCCTCATACTAGAGGCGGCAATCGCTGCAATGCTTGACGCAGATGACCCATTCACAGTGGCGGAAATCCTGAGAGAGCATGCAGATCAGCTAGTGGAATATCTGTGATGCCAGTCTTACGAAACGCAAAGCATGAGGCGTTTGCGCAAGGGCTTGCCAAAGGGATGACGGCAGACGAGGCGTATCAAAAGGCCGGATATAAACCGCATCGCGGGAATGCTTCGACACTTAGAGCAAATCAGAACATTTCTGACCGGGTTGCAGAGTTACAGGAGAAGGCCGTAGAGCGCACTCTCGTTACCGTAGAGAGCATCACACAGGAGCTTGAAGAGGCGAGGCGGCTTGCACTGGAAGAAGGGCAATCTAGCGCCGCTGTATCGGCTTCTATGGGCAAAGCAAAGCTGCATGGCCTGCTGGTGGATAAGCAGGAACATTCCGGCCCAGACGGTGGCCCGATCTCCGTAAAGCGTTTCGAGGTGGAATTTGTCGAACAATCTGGCGCAGCGGATAAAGATACCTGAGGTATTCCGCCCGCTGTTTCGCCCCGGCGCTCGTTACTATGGGGCATGGGGTGGGCGCGGTTCTGGCAAGTCTCACGCCTTCGCCACCCGCCTTGTTCTCGAATGCGTTCATCAGCAGATACGCGCTGTGTGTCTGCGTGAAGTGCAAAACTCGATCAAGGACTCGGTGAAGCAGCTTATCGAGGATAAGATAGGCGAATACGGCCTGCTTGATGATTTCGAGATCACCGATCAGGAAATACGCGGGCCGAATGACAGCCTGATCATCTTCCGTGGCCTCAAGAGCCATAACGCAGCGTCTATCAAGTCGCTGGAAGGTTTCAACCGCGCATGGGTGGAAGAGGCACAGACAGTTTCGCAGAAATCTCTTGATCTGCTTATCCCAACGCTTCGAGCGGAAGGATCAGAACTTTGGTTTTCGTGGAACCCTGATCAGCCGACCGACCCGATTGATAAGCTTCTGCGCAACACATCGAATGACAATGCCGTTGTGGTTCGAGCCAACTTCTCGGACAACCCATTTTTCCCAGAAGCGTTGCGCGAGGATATGGAGCGCGACAAGCGATCTGATCCGGCCAAGTATGCGCATGTCTGGCTTGGCGAGTACCAGACGCTCGCTGATATGCAGTTCATCTCATGGGACGATGTGAACTCTGCCCAACAGCGCCAATTCAAACGCGGTGGAAAGCCGGTTCTTTTCGGCATCGACGTAGCCCGCTTTGGTGATGACAGGTCTGTTCTGGCCATTCGTGAAGGCGATGTTCTGACTGACCTGATGAAGTGGGAACGGCTCGATACACAACAGCTTGCCGGTTACATCACCGAGGTTGCAAACAGCAGAAAGCCGCAAGCGTTATTTGTCGACGGTGTTGGCGTAGGCGGCGGAGTGGTTGATCGTCTCCGCGTTCTCGGACTGAATGTCATTGAGGTGAATGGCGGAGCAAAGGCCGCCCAGGACAACCGATATTTCAACAAGCGCGCTGAAATGTGGGGCCGTATGCGTGAATGGCTTCGTGATCGTGGCGTCATTCATCAGACAGAAATCGATCTGGCCGCCGAACTGACAGGGCCTATGTACAAGTTTGACCCTTCAAACCGCATTATGCTGGAAAAGAAGGACGAAATGAAAAAGCGTGGCCTTCGTTCTCCCGATCTTGCGGACGCGTTGTCTCTTACATTCGCTGAGCATGTAGCAGCGCCACATCAGAGCATGCAGAGTTTCGAGCCGATGTTTGTGGCTCCTGACGACAACATACTGGATAACTGGTGAAAGTCGAAATCAGAGACGGCAGGATTCACTTTAGCCGTTGAATATGCTATAAAAAACAGGCCGAATTGGTGCTGGTAACACCTCCTCGGCCTTAACCAAGCCAACCTTACAGGAGGTCGAAATGGCTGGTAAATCTATATGCTCAATTGAAGGCTGTATCAAGATCGCTGAAAAGCGTGGGTGGTGCGGCGCTCACTATGCGAGATGGCGTCGGCACGGAGACCCGCTTGGCGGAGGAACGCCGGATGGTGCCCCGATGCGATGGATTGAAGAAATCCTGCGAAGGACAGACACAGACCGCTGCCAACTGTGGCCCTTTTCTACAACGGGTAATGGCTACCCAAAGACCGGCGGCGGGCAGGATACCATACTTGTCCATAGGTATGTGTGCATAAAGGCGCACGGAGAGCCGGTAGGTGACAGAAATGAGGCCGCTCACAACTGCGGCATGAAGTTGTGCTGCAACCCTAATCATCTACGTTGGGCGACAAGGTCAGAAAACTTAGGGGATCGGGTCATGCATGGGACTGTAAACAGGGGGCTTCGTAACGGGAACGGGAAGCTAACTGATGCTCAGGTGCTGGAGATAGCATCGCGCGTGGGCGCTGAAAGCCAGCGCGAAATAGCTGATCAGTTTAATGTGGGACAGCAGTTGGTTTCCCTTATTCATAACAAGAAGGTTTGACCTTGGCTGTGGAAATAAGGGCGGGGAAGCTACGCGATGTTACGTTCGTTGCGGCTAACCTACGTGATCAGGACAGGCGAGAGATATTCGCTACGGCATTGCTGGAAAGCGGATCACAGGCAGGCGCAATGTCTTTTCTAACTTCGCCGGGGTTCTGCTGGACAGCTTGGATTGATGGCCAGCCGGTTGCAGCATTCGGCGTATCAGAAGGCAGTCCGTACCAGCCGCATATGCGCTATGCGTGGGCATATGGAACTGAAAAGTTCAAACGTGCTGCGCCAGCAATAACAAGGTTCTGCATTCAGGAATGGCCGAAGCGTCTCATTGCAGAGGGTGTGACGCGGGTCGAGATTAGATCAATCGCAGATCATGACCTTGCGCATAAGTGGCTGAAATCCATCAGAGCGAAACACGAAGCCGACATGCCGAACTATGGCGTGAATGGCGAAACATTCCAGCTTTGGGCTTGGTTGAAGGAGGATTGGCAAGATGTGCTTTAAAGCGAAAACACCAGACATACCGCAGGCGCCAGCCGTGCCAAGCGAAGATGCAGAGGCAGCAAAGACGCGCCGCGCAGAAGAACGTCAGGCAGCAGAGCAAGCTCAAGGCCGCGCCTCGACTATCATCACGACGCCGCTTGGCGCTCAGGATTACGGCGAGAACCGTAAGCGCACTACTATCGGCGGGTTCTAATCCATGGCTATTGCTGACGATATCATGCAGATGCAGTCGCAGATGGCGGCTGAGCGCTATCCGTGGGAAGCGGTCTGGCGTGATGTTGTCAATCTCTGCATGCCATATGCCTCGCATAAGTACGAGATCAACGGGCTTGCGCTTTCGACTACGCTGACCGGAACAGCTCAACAGCCACAGGCAGCGCAGCGCAGCAAGGAAATCTTTGACAACACGGCGTCATGGGCGCTCACCCGCCTGTCTGCCGGTATGGAAAGCCTCATTACGCCGCGCGTGCAGAAGTGGCATTCGTTTTCGCTTGATGATCCGTTCTCGCCCGATCCGACCGATCTTGAGGAAGAATGGCTTGATCGCCTTCGCGATTATCACTTCCAAGCCCGATATGATACGAAGTCCAATTTTGCACTGGCCAATCAGAAGGCAATTCGTGCAGCATGTGGCCTTGGGACCGGCATCACGTATCTTGAAGAAAACCTTGGTCGTCGCGGTGTCGATCCTGTCAAGGTGCCATTCTTCTATCGCTCCGTTCCGGTTGTGGAATGCTATCTTGGCATCAATGCCTATGACGATGTGGACAAGTGCATCCGCGTCTATGAGATGACAGCGCGCGCAGCTCGTGATTATTTCAGTCTCGAAGGTGACAAGCTTCCGGATGTGGTTCAGCGCGTCCTAGAGAGCAAGCCGGACCAGCCATTTACGTTTATTCAGGCTGTCATGCCACGCGAGGAGGCGGGCGAGTTCAAGGACAAGCGAAGGCATTTGCCTTACGCCTCGTTCTGGATCGAAGTTTCCAGCCGCTCCCTGATCAGGTCGAGCGGCTTTTTTACGTTCCCATACAACGTCATGTGGTGGGACCAGACGGACGGCTCACCATATGGCCAGTCGCCAGTGATGGAAGCGCTCTCTGAAATCAAGATGCTGCAAGTAATGGGCAAGACAGTCGCCCAGGTATCGCAGCAGATGATAAAACCGCCGATGGCCACAGCTCGCGGCATCTACAATCAGCGGCTCAATCTCAATTCCGGTGCTGTTAATCCGGGTATGCTGGATGAGCAGGGCCGCTTGCTGGCGCAGCCGATCATTCAGGCTCAGAACCCGACCTTTGCCGAGCGTCTTATCGAAGCAAAGCGTATGGGCGTGCGTCAGAGCATGTTCGTTGATCTGTTTCAGATATTGGCAGAAGACCCGAAGAAGACGGCAACCGAGGCGCTTCTCCGTGCCAACGAAAAGGGTGAACAGCTTGGGCCAGCTGGCGCCAAGATCGAAAGCGGCATTGCACAGGGCGTCGACCGTGAGGTTGATATTGTCCAGCGCAAGGGAGCCTTTGCAGCAGGTTCACCGCTTGAGCCGCCTGCATCTATCGGTGGGAAGAATGTCGGCGTGTCGTTCACAGGCCCACTGGCCCGCATGCGCCGCATGGCTGAGCTGCAGGGTGTCCAAACAGTGTTGCAGATGGCTACCGTGGTCGGTGGTTATGATCCGCAGACGCTGGCCCGCATAGATGGCGATGAAGTCCTTGAACTGAGCCGTGAAATCAGCGGTGCACCTCGCAAGATGTTCCGCACTGACGAAGAAGTGGCGCAGATCAGGCAGGCAGCAGCACAGCAGCAAGAGCAGCAGGCAGCACTTGCTATGACGCAGGGGCTTGCAGTCGCGGCCAAGGATGCAACGCCAGCAGCGCAGGCGTTCGCTCAAGCTAACGGGATGGCACCGGCATGAAGTGGCGCAATCTCGCACGGTTAAGAGAAGTCGCCCCCAAGCAGGCTGAGCTTCACATCGTGAATGCTTACAAGTCCGTGTTCGAGAAGCAGAGCGAACAGGTGGAAATCGTGCTGGCTGACTTTGCTGCACACACTGGTTTCTATCTGGTTGATCCTCCGGGCGCCGATCTCTCACTTTATCAGGCTGGCTACAACGCCGGTCAACGAGCCGCCTTCGGGCGGCTTTTTCAATTCCTGTCCCTCTCTGATGAGCAGTTGAGGGCGTTGGAAGAAGCCGCTCGCGAAGAAGCCGAGCAAATCTAAACCAAGGAAAATCTTATGACAGAGCAGGCGAATGGGCCTGCGGCAGTGGAAGCTAACGCCTCCGCTCCGCAGACAACCGCGACCGACTCGACCGTTATCACTGATCATGGGTCGAACGGTGATGGCGCGAACTGGGTGGCTGGCCTTCAGATTGAAGATAACCGCACTCTAGTCGAAGCGAAGCAGTGGAAATCCGTTGACGATGCGATCAAGTCGTATCGTGATCTGGAGGCCCACGCGAGCAAGGCCTTGAAGGTGCCGGGTGCTGATGCAACGGCAGAAGAGTGGAATGCGTTCTACGGCAAGTTGGGCCGTCCAGAAAGCCCGGATAAGTATGAGCTTAAGCTCAATACCGAAGCCGTGCCACAGGATTTCCCGTACGACGAAAAGAGCGCTATCGAGTTCCGTACATGGGCGCATGAGGCGGGTCTTACCCCGCAGCAGGCGCAGACCCTTCACGACAAGTTCGTAAGCCAGCAGGCCGGTGTGTTCACGTCAACGCGTGAGCAGATGGCAAAGGCTGAGGGTGATGCTCATCGAGCTATTACAACGCAATGGGGCGATCCTGATACCGATGGCTACAAGCACAATCTCGAATATGCGAGCCGTGCGATCAGCCAGCTTGGTTTGAAGGATAGCCTTGTTCAGCGTGGCGTTCTGTCGAAAGACGGAGCTGTTCTGGACGCCAACTTTGCGTTCGCAATGGCGAAGGTGGGCAAGGAAATGTACGGCGAGGACTCCACGCATACCAACGCGGGCGGGTCTCTCAGCAATCCATTCTCTGACCAGTATTTCAACCTGACACAGCAGGGACAGCTCATTCGTTCCGACCCCGGAAAAGCTGCAGCGCTCATCCGAGCGGCAGGTCAGAAGCCTGCTGACTACGGTCTGTAAGCGGCAGCGGCCATTCAGGAAAGGTCAAAGCAATGGCTACTACTCGCCTTTCGGACGTGATCGTCCCGGAAGTATTCTATCCCTATATGATCAAGCGCACCAAGGAACGGGGCGCTATCTTCCAGTCCGGCATTCTTCGCAATGACGCGAACATGTCGAGCTTCTTGACGGGCGGTGGTCGTACTGCCAACGTTCCGTTCTGGCGCGATCTGGCAGATGATGGATCGTTCATCGGTTCGGACGATCCGGCACAGCTCATCACCCACGGCAAAATCCAGGCACTCAAGGACGTTGCGGCCCGTCAGGTCCGCACCAAGTCTTGGTCCTCGATGCGCCTGTCTGGTGTTCTGGCTGGCGATGATCCGATGCAGGCCATCGGCAATCTCGTTGCTGACTGGTGGATACGAGAACATAACAAAATCCTCGTTGCCACTCTCCACGGTGTCTATCTCGACAACGTGGCCAATGACAGCGGCGATATGGTCAACAACATCAGCGTCACGACTGGCACGCCGGCTGATGCAAACCTCATCTCTGCTGAGGCAATCCTCGATACCAAGCAGACGATGGGCGATGCAGCAGAAGACCTGTCCACCATCATCATGCATTCGGCTGTCTACACCCGACTGCAGAAGCAGAACCTCATCGACTTTATCCCTGATGCTCGCGGCGAAGTTCGCTTCCCGACCTATCTCGGCTATCGCGTTGTGGTTTCTGACACGGTTCAGGTCATCAATAACGGTGCTGGCAATCCGTCGGGCTACGTCACCTATCTGCTCGGCAATGAAGCCATCAGCTACAACGAGCAGCCAATGCGGACCAGCCCGAATGTTGAAACCGAGCGCAAGCCGGATCAAGGCAATGGCGTCGGCGGTGACATTCTTTACACCCGCCGCCAGTTCGTCATGCATCCGTATGGCATCGCTTGGCAGGACGCTTCGGTTGCCGGTGAGTTCCCGACCAATGCGGAACTGGCCACGGCAGCGAACTGGAACCGCGTTTATCCAGAACGCAAGCAGGTTCCGATCAGCTTCCTCGTCACCAACGGCTAAGGGGAGGGCTTCGGCCCTCCTTTCTTTTCAGGAAAGGAAAGATCATGGCCCACGGTATTCCACGGTCATTGAAACGCGCAAAGCTACCGTCAGCGCCTCTCGCAACCACGACCACAGCAGGAACAGTCAAGAAAGCTGCAACACAGGCGAATAGCGCTGCATCTGACGTGGCGGGCGTTGTTGCTGATCTCAATGCCCTTCTGGCCAAACTCAAGGCCGCTGGCATTATGGCTTAACACAGGGCGGCTTTCGAGCCGCTCTTTTCATTGGAGCATCCTATGAGCAAAACCGTTGAAGAACCGCGCGAAAAGACGCTCCACGAACTAAACATGGAGCAGCGCGCAATCAATCAGGCCATCAAGGAAGCAAATAAGGACGATCCTCTTTATTCCCTGCCTGAACCTGTTCGCCGCGCAGTGGCAAAGCGAATGCAGAAGCCAGCCCGTGCGCCGATCAAGGCTGACTGACATGGCCGGTTACAGCCCTCCCTTGGCTTGGTTCTACCTCAAGAAGCAGAAACAGCGCCGTGAGCAGCAGCAGGAAGAAGCCCCGCCGCCGCCTGCGCCAGCACCACAGGAAGGTGAGGGCGAATGACGCCGCAGGATTCACTTTAATCGTTGAATCTGTTATAAAAATTCAGGCCGAATTGGTGCTGGTAACACCGCCTCGGCCCTGACCAAGCCAACCTTACAGGAGGTCGAAATGGCTGATATACGTATATGCTCCGTTCCCGGTTGCGGCAAGCGGCATAGTGCAAAAGGTTATTGCGGACAGCACTACCAAAAATTTATTCGGTATGGTGATCCAGAATTAGGCCGAAGCAACAAACCTTACGGCTCTTACAGGGAATTCATAGAATATGCCCTGCATGAGTATGACAGTGATGACTGCTTAATCTGGCCATACCAAAAAACCAATAAGGGTTATGCAGTCATAACAATAGACGGGACTCGAACTACTGTATCGAGATACATCTGTCGTGAAATTAATGGGAAGCCGCCACAAGAGGAATACCAAGCTGCACATTCATGCGGCAATGGTCATCTTGGATGCATAAACAGTCGTCATTTGCGATGGGCTACACCATCTGAAAATCACGAAGATAAAAATATTCATGGGACAATGATTGCTGGAGAGGATTCGAACCTTTCAAAGTTGTCTGAGAGTGATGTTCTCGCAATCAGAGATTTACGACCCTCCATGAAAGTCAAAGATTTAGCTGAAAAGTTTGGATGTTCCACGGGTCTTGTTTGGCTCATCTGCAAGCGGAAAGTTTGGAGGCACATTTGACCCCTACGGACATCGTAAATATCGCTCTCGACATTATGAAAGAGAGCGAGATTACCAACATCGAGAACGACAACCGGCCTATCGTCCGCTGGATGAAGCGCAACTTCGACGTTTCGCGAGATAGCCTTCTGTCGCGCTATGACTGGAATTTCGCGCTCAAGCGCGTGATGCTGGCCAAGGATAGCGCGGCTCCGGATTTCGGATGGAAATATCGCTATACCGTTGCACCTGACTGCCTTCGCGTCCTGCCGCTAACTGTTTGCGGTCGCTCTGAAGGCTCGCCAATCCGTCATGAGGTCGAAGGCCCGTATATCCTGACCGACGCAGAAGGGCCAATCCGCGTGCGCTATGTCGCTCGCGTCGAGGATTACGACCGCTATCCCTCCGTGTTTGTCGAAGCGCTCTCGTCATATCTGGCGATGAAGTGCGGCCACTGGGTAACGGGCAAGGTTTCGTACGTTCAGATTGCGCAGGGCCTTCATCGTGAGGCGATTGATACCGCATGGCGTGTTGATGCCATCGAAGGCACCGCACCGCGTGCAGCTGACAATGAATGGATTGAACAGCGCTAATGGCTTACTTCCAGCTTCAGAGCACCTTTGACAAAGGCGAGATCAGCCCGCTTCTAGGTTCTCGCTCCGATGTTGACTTCTGGCGCGCGTCGCTGGAATACTGCCGGAACTTCAATGTGCTGACGCATGGCGGATTGCGCCGCCGCTCTGGAACAATCTTCATTGCGGAGGTGGCAGACAGCACGCAATATACCCGACTGTTGCCTTTCAAGTTTTCCGAGGAACAAGCCTATGTTCTCGCATTGAATGGTAATGGCACGATGCGCTTTCTTTCTGAGCGTGCGCAGCTTTACTCGGGTGCAAGTCCATACACAATATCGCAACCATTTAGCGCGGCTGTCCTGCCGAAAGTCAGTTACGATCAGTTCAATGACGCAGCTTACTTTGCTCACAAGGATGTTCAGCCTCGCAAGCTTCTCCGCGCCGGTAATACAAACTGGTCAATGCAGAATGTCGTCTTCAATGACGGTCCATATATGGACAAGGATGATGTGGCGACAACTCTTGCTCCGGGTGATCGCGGAAGCATAACCATATCCGGTCAATCATCAAGTGGCGCCATTCCAGGCGGTTTCGACCAGTACGATTTGGCCTTTGCGCAGTCGGTCGACAATTACTGGATTACCTCAACATCTGATAAGGAAGTGGGCGACAGTCCGAACGGCTGGACACTTTCCGGGTGGGATGGATCAGCATGGGTCGTTATTGATGAAGTCGAAGGGCAGAGCGGCTGGCTCAGAAGCGAGCGCCACTACTTCGAGACTGATAACAAGCGCGCCTTTACAAAATATCGCTTCGACTGGAAGGGGCCACAGTCCAGCGATTCGACTGGCCTTCGTTGGGGCAACATCGGCATGCACCGGGTCCCGACTGAACAGACGCCGACGACGCTCACTGCTTCATCGACAATAGGCATTAACGGTGGCACTGGTTTCGTGCCGACCGATGTGGGGCGTTCTGTCAGGATCATGGGACCGTCTTCCCGCTGGCAATGGGCGAAAATAACATCCTATGTGTCGGCTACGCAGGTGATGGTTCAGCTCTATGGGCATGTGCTTCTCAACACCGCGCCGATTGCGTCATGGCGTATGGATTCTTTCTCCCCCTCGTCTGGGTGGCCGGGATGTGTTCGCCTGTTTGATGAGCGCATCATGTGGGCTAGAACCAACAGCCAGCCGGTAACAGTCTTCGGATCTAAGCAAGGCAATTTTGACGACTATGGGCAGAGCAACCCGACCGTTGAAACCGATGGACTGTCTATAACGCTGTTGTCGTCAAACCAGAACGAAATCCTCTGGCTTGCTGATGACGAAGACCTTGCAACAGGTTCTGCTGGACAGATCCGCACCATCGGCCCCGCTGATCTGAACAAGTCTTTCTCAGCTACCAATATAGCCCAGCGCAAGGGGCCAACGAGTGGAGCTGCGCATCTCGGCCCGCTTTCTATAGGTGGTGTCACACTGTATGCTGGGGCAGGAGCGACCAAAATCCGCGAGCTGGTTCTAGGTGATCAAAACAGATATGTCGCACCTGAGCTTTCCCTCCTTGGTGAGCATCTGTTCAAGCCGGGAATAACTGACTGGGCATTCTGTGAGCGGCCTGACCCGCAGATATACTGCGCTATGGGCGATGGATCGCTCGTCTCTGTCACGTATGATCGTGAGCAAAAGATTGTTGGCTTCGCAAAGCACGAGATTGCCAAGGGATTTGTAGAAAGCGTGGCGGTAGTTCCGGGTGTTCAACCGGGGTATGACGATCTTTACCTTGTCGTTCGACGGGTCATAGGTGGCCAGACCAAGCGCTATATCGAGGTGCTGGAGCGACCATTCGATGGCGATATAGACACGATTGATGACAGCTTTCACGTCGATTGCGGCGCTGTCTATAGCGGCTCTCCCATCCAGACTGTGACGGGACTTTGGTTCCTCGAAGGCGAGCAGGTAATAGCGCTTGCGGACGGAAACGTTGTGGACAGCCGAACAGATGAGAACGGCATGGAAACTCCGCTCATTGTTTCTGGTGGCGCTGTAACACTGCCCTATGCCGCCTCCCGGATCAGCATCGGTCTCCGTTATCTCAGCCGAGCTATCACACTTCCCATAGCTGGCCCTCAACAGGATGGCACACTGTTCGGACGAAATAAGACAGTCATCAGCGCTATGGTTGATTTGCTCAACAGTGGCTCCTGTCGCCTTGGCTGCGCCGGAGACAAGGACTGGCAACCTCCGATTACCGAGCAAGCGATGAAACGCGGAAGTGAACTGTTCGGAAGCAAGCTTGAACTGCGCTCCGGGTTTATTCCGTGTGATCTCGATGGCTCATGGTTACAGGGCGGGGGACGCATAATCATGGAAACCGATGAGCCTTTGCCGCTTCTTATTCGCTCCCTTGTGATGCAACTGGAGAGTACGCCTTAATGTGCATTGATCCCGTCAGTTTGGCCGTTATTGGCGGCGTTGCGTCTGGTGTTGGGCAGCTTTACAGCGCCAGCGCGCAGTCAGCGTCCTACAAGGCACAGGCCGCATATGCCGACCGGCAGGCCGAGATGGCGTCACAGAAGGGTGCCTTTGACGCTACACAGCAGGCGAGGCAGAATGACCGGCAGTTGGCCTCTATGCGTGGACAGTATCTTTCCAGCGGCATAGCCCTGTCTGGTTCCGCACTCGATACGCTTGAAGATAGCGCAACTCAAGCCAGTCTTGATGAGCAGGCTATCCGGTATGGCGCGCAGGTACAGAGCGACAACTATCGTTTTCAGGCTGGGTTGGCGCGCTCAAATGCCAGCAGCGCGATGACAGGCGGCTTTCTCGGTGCTCTCTCCACAGGGGTAAACACTTTGTCGGGAATGAACACGGCAAGCGCTCAGCGTACGATGATTACAAATCCGTATGTTAATGCTGGCGCTGGCAATGACCCTTGGTATGGCTTGCGCAGGGTGGGGTAAAGAATGCCAGTTATTCAGACGATTGAGGCTCGCCGTTCTATTGATATCGGGGGCATCCCTGACACGCGTGTGGACAACAGCATCGGGCAGGGCGTGGCGCAGCTAGGCAATGCCATTGGCAATGCAGCAGACGCACAGAATGCGCTCGCCAATCGCCGTCTTGAAATGCAGCGGCAGGCTGATGAGTTTGCAGCCAATCAGGCCTTCCAGCGCTGGCAGGATGACAATGCGCTTGAGTTCGGTCAGTCTCAGCAGAAGATGGATCCTTCTGGTCGCGGCTTCACCGACACGGTTTCAGGCATCTACACAAAGCGCTCAGAGGAATTTCTCAAGTCGGTCCCGGCCAGTCTTCAGCCACGGTTTCAAGAACTTGTTGCCACAGCTCGCAATCAGTGGATCGACAAGGGCGCGGCGGCTGAAATCGATCAGCGCAATACCTGGTATCGTACCGGCATCACAGAACGCCAGCAGACATTGCAAAATCAGGTGTTCAACGATCCTGCCATGTTCGATGCGGCCAAAGCGGACGCATATCGCACTATCGATGCATCTGGCTTGCCGCCGGCAGAAAAGGAAGCGCTCAAGAAGAAGACCGATGAGATGTTTTCTCTCACGGTGGGAGAGCGTGAAATCAGGAATGCGGAGGCTAATCCGGGCAGCATTTCCGGGGCGGCGGCGCGGCTCGGTGTACCCGCTGTAGGCGGTGACGCCGTTGATACAGTTGTCGATCGGATCATCGGTGTTGAGAGCGGCGGCAAGGCAAACGCGAAAAATCCAAACTCGTCAGCGTCTGGCCTTGGTCAGTTCATTGACAGCACATGGATTGCGACCGTGCGGAAGTACCGTCCCGATATTGCTAGCGGACGCAGCAATCAGGAACTCATCGCGCTTAAGACAGACCCTCAGCTGGGCCGTGAGATGACCCGTGCATTTACGCAAGAAAATGCGCAGTTTCTGGCCAATCAGGGTATCCAGCAGACGCCGGGGAACATCTATCTAGCTCACTTCCTTGGCCCGCGCGGCGCTGCGCAAGTTCTAAAGTCCGATCCGAATGCTCCAATTGAAAGCATCGTCGGCCCCGGCGTTGTTCAGGCCAATGGCTTTCTGCGCGGGAAGACGGCGGCGCAAGTGGCTGAGTGGGCCGCTGGGAAAATGGGTGGCGCGAAATCGTCTGTTCCCGCTGCTCCTGCCGATCCTCGCTTTGCCAATCTGTCGCTTTCGCAGCGCCTGTCGCTCTACGACCAGATGCAGGCGGCGGCGAAGCGCGGGCAGACCGCTATCGATGCGCAACAGACAGCGGCATACAATCAGCAGAAAGGCGCGCTTCAGCTTGGCATCCAGACTGGAGAGATTGCCAGTGCTGAGCAAATCCTGTCCAGTGGAATGACCGACGGCGACAAGGCAACGCTCATTTCTGCGCTTCGTTCGCGTCAGGGCGACCAGATTGCGACAGCCGAGGCTGTGGCGGCATTTCAGGCTGGTGGACTTACAGTCGATCCGTATTCGACAGATGGGCGTAAGCGTGTCGACGCTGTTGGAGATGTGATTTCCAAGGCTGTGCCGTCTGAGCAGCAGCAGGCCGCTTATGAGGAACTAGTCCGTCAGTCCGGTACACTGCCTCAGTCGGTTCTAAACAAGATCAGAGCGGGCGCCGATAGTCAGGTTGCGGCTGAGGTAGAAGCGGCCATGAATGCGGCCTCGCGCTTTGCTCAGGTCAATCCTTCAGCTTTGGGGCGCCGTGAAGGCGGGGAAGCGATCCAGCGCAAGGTTGATGACTTCGATTACTATGTGAATACGCTCAACCTGTCGCCATCCGACGCCGCGCGCCGCATTGCCGAGCAGAACGACCCGAACAAGGTGCGGGATCGCAAGGCATTGGAACCCGCAGCAAAGGAATTTCGCAAGCAGCTTGAAGGCGCTGACATTGGCGCGATCTTCGATGATAGTGTGCTTGGCTGGCGGTCAAATCCGAATGTTGGCTTCACCGAGGGGCAGGCGGCAGGGATCGCCGCTGACTATCTGGCTATCGCAGAGGAACAGTTCTACGCCACGGGTGGCAATACGGAACTGGCCAAGTCTCGCGCCAATCAGGAGATGAAGCGGCTTTATGGTGTGACGGAAATTGGCGGCTCGCGCACTATCATGAAGTACCCGCCAGAAAAATTCTGGCCTTCCATGCCGGGAGCGAGTGACCCATACGCCTATGCAAAGGATCAGCTTATCGATGATCTGGCAGCTGCATTTCCCGATGATGCCACACTTAACCCGAAGAAGAACGGCAGCGGCTTTGTAGGAACAGTTGCTGGCCGTACTGTGGATATCCGTGACGAAAGCGGGCTTGCCGATTATCGCAAGATGGTTAAGGACGATGTGCTAAGCCGAGTTATCCTCGTTGCTACCCCGGAAACAGGCGCGGAAGTGAAATCAAACCAGCTTCCCGGCTATACCGTTCTTTACAAGGACGGACTGGGCAACTTTCAAACGCTTTACGGGAAACAGTGGCGCCCCGATCCGAAAGCGGTGCCCGATGCGGCCCGTCAATTGCAGGCCGATAGGCTGGGGCGTGCTCATATTTACCAGCAGACCGGGCAGGGGATTGCTGACTTCCTCCAAGGTGGAGAAATCCCGATGGGCGCAGGTCAGGCATGGGATAATCCAGAAGTACAGCAGATGGTGCCGCCGCAGACTCAAGCGCCAACTGCTCCTGTCCCAAATACGCCAACCCCGACCATTCAGGGCAATCTTTCGCAGCAGCGTTCCGAGCTTTTCCAGAATGCCCGCAATAGCGGCATGCTGACGCCTGGAGGTATGTAATGCCATTTTATGAACCGGCCACCCGCGTTCAAAATCTGACGAACATTGCTCCTGTCGAGGAACCGCAGGACCCGTCATTTGGTGAAACGGTTGGCGCGGCTATCCGTACTGAGAATATCGTCGGATCGTTTATGGCGTCTCGCGGCGTTCAGAACCCTTACGAGGTCGAGCACGGTTTTAACTCTATAGACTATGTGAAGGACGATCCGGCGTTTGCGCCGTACGTGGAGCGCTTCGGCGGTGTGTTTAATCGCAAGGCGGCTGACGCGCTCAAAGTCCAAATCAAACAAGAAGAGCAGGACCGCCGCACGCTGGATGCTGCCGGGATCAACGGAACTATCGCCTCGCTTGCTGCGGGTGTGTTTGACTTACCTACGGTCTTCTCTGTCGGTGGCGGCATTGCCGGGGCAGGGCGAACAGTCTTCGGAACGGCTGTACGGGCGGGCGTTGGCGCCGGTATTGACGCCACGGTGTCGGAAGCTGGCTTACAGCTCACGCAACAGACGAGAACGGGCGAGGAAAGCGTTTATAACATCGGTGGTTCCGTGCTGCTCGGTGGCGCTCTCGGCACGCTCGTGGGCCGTTATCTGTCGAATGCTGAGGCGTCGGCACTTTCTCGGAAGATCGAAGAACAGGGAAAAGGATTTACTGAGGCTGATACCGCCGTGTTCGGGAACAGTGGCGCGGCACGCTCTGCCGGTGCTGCTGCGGTCGAGCAAGGCCCCACGCATCTCAAGGATGAGGGGCTAATCAAGAAGCTCTGGGGCGTTCGTTCTCAGGACCCGCTTATTCGCTCGCAGCTTTCGGATTTCGACAGCACGCGCCAGACGGTGCGCCAGTTGGCGGAAACCCCGTTGGAATACGCCGAGAATGCGCAGGGTGTGGCTACGGAAATTGGTGGCTCTGTGGAAACCCGTATGAAGATGTGGCAGGCGCCGCTCGCAGATACCTTGCAACAGGTCGATACGATCTATGCGAAGTATTTCCACAACACGCCCGATCCGACCGGCTGGCAGCGTCGTCTCGCTCCGATGCGTTCCGAGATGCAGCGAGTGACCGGCGGCGACAAGCTGACCTTCAAGCAGTTCAAGGAAGAAGTGGGCCGCGCTGCGTTCAGCGGTGATACACACGCGATTCCAGAAGTAGCGGAGGCCGCAAAGGTATACCGTCAGATCGATGATGCGATGAAGCGCGCAGCTATTGAGGCGCGTCTATTGCCTGAAGATATCGCGGTGGAGGCTGACCTTTCTCACCTTTTCCGCATGTACAACAAGGATAAGATCGCGGCCTATCGGTCTGATTTCGCTCGCATTCTGAATGACTACTTTATCACCAAGCGCGATGCGGCTGCGAAAATCGGAGATGCTGAGAATGTCGCGCGTCGTGCTGATGCAAAGGCAGAAGCGGTAGCGAAGAAGGCAGAGGAATTTTCTCGGCTATCGGATGATGAGGTCAAAGACCTCGTGGAAGAAACGATTGATACGATCCTCGGTAATGCTGATGGTCGCATCCCGTATGACAGCATTGTTTCCGGCCCACGTGGTCCATTAAAAGAGCGCCTTTTGCGTATAGAGAGCAAGAAGATACAGGAGTTTCTCAATACCGATATTGAAGAAGTTCTTCATGCGCAGGTGCGCACCATGTCGGCTGATGTGGAGCTTGCAAAGAAATTCGGCTCTGTGGATATGGCCGAGCAAATCCGTAAGATCAACGACGAGGCAAACCGTAAGATTGCCGCCGTCGACGGGATGAAGGACAAGGACGGGAAGCCAGCAACGCCGGAAGCCAAGGCCAAGGAGCGCGCGCGACTGGATCGCGCTCGCAAGTCTGCAGTTCGGGATATAGAGGCAATGCGTGACCGGCTTCGTGGCCAGTATGCGTTGCCGTCAAACCCGGATGGAATCGTTCTCCGTGCTGGCCGTGTGGCGCGCAACCTGAATTATCTCCGCCTGCTTGGTGGCATGACGCTTTCAGCCTTCCCGGATATGGCTGGCATTGTTTTGAAGCATGGTCTTACATCGACATTCCGCGACGGCTTCGCGCCGCTCGTATCGAACATGAAGGCGGTCAAACTGGCCGGTGCGGAGGTCAAGGCCGCAGGTACGGCGCTCGACATGATCCTCGACAGCCGCGCCATGTCGATTGCCGAAATTGGCGACCAGTTCGGACGTGGAACGAAATTCGAGCGGGCCATTAAATCAGCCGGAACCCGCTTCGGTGTCGTCTCCCTTATGGCTCCGTGGAACGCAGCAATGAAGCAATTCAGCGGAATGGTTGTCATGACCAATCTGCTACGCGCCTCTGAAAAGGCGGCCAAAGGTCAGGCAAGCCCGAAGGAAATCCGCAAGCTTGCGGCGGCGGGGATCAATTCCGATCTGGCCGAACGCATTACAAAGCAGTTTTCCAAGTACGGCGAGACGCAGGGCGGCGTATTCCTTGCCAAAGCTGCGGATTGGGATGATCGTCTTGCCAAGGAAGCGTTTCGCGCTGCTGTGGTGCGTGATGTGGATCGCATAATTGTTACGCCGGGGCAAGACAAGCCTCTATGGATGAGCACGGAACTGGGCAAGACGGTCGGCCAGTTCAAGAGCTTCCAGTTATCGAGTATGCAAAGAGTGGCGCTCGCAGGGCTGCAGCAGAGGGACGCGGAAACGCTTTCTGGGGTCGTAACTGCCCTCGGCTTGGGCGCTTTCGCATACGCAGCCAAACAATTCACGGCGGGTCGTGATCTATCAGATAATCCGATGGTCTGGGCCGTTGAGGCGACCGACAAATCTGGATTGACCGGCTGGCTTATGGAGGTGAACGCGATATCGGAAAAGGCGACCAGAGGCAGAGTAGGTGCATCTGCGGTAACTGGAGAGCAGATTTCTAGGTATGCAAGCCGGAATGTTATTGGATCATTTCTGGGGCCGACACCGGGGGCTGTATCTGACATTTTTCAGTTATCAGGTTCTATATTCGCAGGGGATACGTCTAAGTCAGATTTGAACAAAATGCGGCAGCTTATGCCGTTTCAGAATTTGTTCTGGCTCAGGTCTGCACTTGATAAGGTGGAAAACTCTCTTGGTGATGCAGCAGGCCTACCTGATAGCTCAAAAAAATGATACATATGGAAAACGTATAGGGAATATATCGGGTACATCAGGTGGTTAGAAAAACTCGCGTTCTTCCAGATCAATCCGAATTGAAAAGAATTTTTACTTTAGATGCTGATCTAGGCGTACTTCTGTGGAAAAGACGCGATGATCGAAGTGCGCAGTGGAACGGTCGCTTTGAAGGGAAAATAGTTGGAGGGCCAACTCATAAGTATGGATATTGGGTAATGAACATGGACGGATATGGTCCGGTTTTAGTCCATCGATTGATTTGGAAGCTTGTTCACGGTGTTGACGCAGAGTTCATCGATCATATCGACGGCGATCCATCGAACAATCGCTTATCCAATCTTCGATCCGCTTCCAGACAAGACAATATGCGGAATAAGAAGCCGCATGTAGGGAAAAAGCTGCCGAAGGGCGTATCCTTAGTAAGCGGGAAAGAGGATACGTATAGGGCCACCATTTATGCAAACAAAAGAAGCGTACACCTAGGCTGTTTCAGTATGCCCGATGAAGCGCATGCAGCATACGTAAAAGCAGCCAAGGAACAGTTTGGAGAATTCGCCCGCTTGGATTAGCGGTTTAATTGCGCAATTCTGCAATCATGCCAGCATTAATCTGAATTTGCCGCTGTGTCTGCCTATCCATAAAATCCATGGCTCTAGCCGGGCCGAGAGTGGATGCTAGTGATTCAAGAACGGATGATCGGTATTTTCCACATCGCCTTTCTGCTGCGATGGCAAGAGAATATGCATCGCCGCTTTTACGTGCCAATTCAGTTGAATTGAATTGATTACAGCGCACATAGTCACGGATTAAAAAATCACGATTTTCATTTGTTGCGATTTGACCGCTTGTTGAATTGCAGGCGCTCAGCGCGATCAGCAATGGAAATAATTTAAGTTTCATAGCCCCTCCGATGGGCAGACTTAGCCACATCTAAATCGATCATTCAAGGCCTCGCTTTCGCGGGGCTTTTTTCATGGAGCCTCGCATGACTGTTCCGGTGCCTGACCAGCTTGAATACATCTCCGACGCTGACGGTGTTACCAAGGATTTCTCTTATCCGAAGCGCTTCCTTCAGAAAGACGAGATCGTCGTTCTGCTGCGCGATGCAGATGGGGTTGATACACCGCAAATCCTGAATACTCACTATACAATCGCTGGATCGTCATGGCCGAGCGGCGGAACGATATCTTTTATTACCGCCCCGCAGGCTCCAAACAAAATCGTGCGCTATCGCATGACGCAGGCAAAGCAGACTGTCGATCTGGAGAACAATCAGCGGAACGACGCGCCAAGCGTGGAGACACAGCTTGATCGCCTGACGATGGCAATTCAGGATCGGGGCGGGATTAGTGATCGCGCTTGGTGGGGATTGAAGCAGGAGCGGGCGGAGCGCATCGCCGGAGATGCTGCGCTGAATGAACGTGTCGATCAGGAGATTATCGACCGGGAAAACGGCGATCTTGCCCTTTCTTCGCTGATCGGTCAGGCCGGTGAAATCGAAGTTCCGATGTACGATACGCGGCTAGCAGTCACATTCGGGAACATCAAATCCACGATCAACGCGATCCGCACCGGCGGCTATTCGGTGGCGGGCGACGGCGGCGCTGCTCTCTATATGCGCGTTCCTACTGAACCAACTCATGCAGGTAAAGTACAGTCGGCTGACGGGGCTTGGTGGGAGTTGGCGGAAACAGAACCGAATGTGAAGATGTTCGGGGCGAATATGGATGGCAGCGTGGAAACATCTGCGTTGCAGTCAGCCGTTGATTACTGTGTAGCAAAGAAAGCTCACCTGATAATTCCAAACGGGGAGATTGTTTCTTCGACCATCAATGTTAACTCTTCGTTAGAGATATCAGGTAGTGGGACTATCCGATTAGCTCCTGATGTGATTGGCCACATAATTGCCATCACCGGGGTTTCATCTGTCGTAAAGATAAAAGGTATTACGTTGGATGGCGACCACGCAGGGCGTGCGGCTCTTGGCAAAATTTCTTCAGTTCATTTCGGATCGGTCGGGTCCGGTGCGCTCCCATCACGCCTCGATATAGATGGCGTTACATTCTTAAATGGGAACTGGGCCGACATCATCGTTACCACAGATCCATCGTTTAGAACGGCCAAGGAAGAGATCTCGATTGAGAATTGTCGCTTCCTAAGAGGGCGCGAGGGGACAACGGAGACGGATGATTGTCGCTCGATCTCCATTTCGTCACCAGTTCTAGCAGAGGTGAGGGGCAATGTCTTCGATATGGTTGATACCCCAAGCCTATATGGCCGATGCGCTGTTGAAGTTTTTGATGGGCATGGTAGCGGGGACAGTAAGGACAATGGTGCAAGAACGGTAATTTCCGACAATATATTTTTTAATATGGGGAGGTCGCATCCATCGTCCGCGCTCGGTGCAGTCGATCTTTATACAGCGGCTCGTGATGTGATAATCACGAACAATATATTCCTTGCCTCATTTGCTTGTGGTATAGCAACAAAGTCAGATGCGTACAATCTTGTAATAAGCAACAATGTTCTTGATGGGTTGAGCGCTCTTACTGGTGGGTTTATAAACAGCCTTATCGTAGTAAATAGAAGCAAATACGCATCTGTACGTGGGAACGTTACTATAACGGGAAATTCCCTCAATTCTTCGGATGCGGCAGGCATAACAGTTGTCAGTCAAAATTTAGCGGGTGACAACACCGGCACAGGGTACACTATCGTCGGGAATACGGTGCGTGGTTGTGCGACACGAGGTATATATGCAAATCTTTTACAGTCCGTGACCATAGCAAATAATCATGTGCGCGGCGGACAAATAGGCATCGCGGTAGACAGCGCGACCCGGCAAGTCAACATAACTGGGAATGAAGTCGGGGAAACCACGTCCTCGTCCATCTATGCTGGCACATCTATGGCATCCGCCAGTATATCGATACTCGGCAATGTCATCAATAATCCCGGAAATTACGGGGTGGCGGTGGAATCGTCTCTTAATGCGTCTGTTGTCGGAAACTTAGTGAGTGGAACTTCAGGGACCGCCCTCAGGTTGCAAAACGTGACCGGAATCTTGAATGTTCGTGCAAATACATCAAATCTTCCGACACCTTTGTCGATGACCGGTAATTCAGGCATCGTGTCTTTCTCGGACAATTGTTTCACTGCATCAATCGGGACTAGCGCGCGATTAGCAACTATTGCAAGTGGTGCAATCCGGGCGTCTCTCGACTGGATGCTTGTCGATACACAAGCATCAGCGTCATCGGACGATCTGGATAACATTCTAGGAGGAGCAGACGGCGATATTGTCACATTAAGGCCAAATAGCACAGCACGTGTGGTGACTGTCAAAAATGCCACAGGGAATATCATCTGTGCATCCGATTTCGCGCTTAACTCTAGCCGCACATCTATTACGTTGCGACGGATCGGTGCAAACTGGTATGAAATATCTCGCACATCCTAGCGAGGAATTTATGCCGAAGATTTTTATCGTAGGTTCATGCGTAACGCGCGATATTCTCGATCTGGCTCCAGAGAAAAATCTGGAGCTTGTCGACTATTTTGCGCGCTCCAGTTTTGCTTCATTAGCTGGAGGAGTGCATGACGACGCCGTCAGTTTGGAAAAGTTGTCGAGCCCTTTCCAGCGGAGGGTCTTAAGACGAGATCACGATAAAAGTCTTTTTTCTGCGATAGCCAAAGCACAATTCGACATTATTGCTGTGGACTTCATAGACGAGAGATTTAAGCTTCTTAAAACGCAAACTGGCGGAACTGCCACGCTCTCCAATGAGTATGAGGGGTGCAGGGCAAATTTTGACGGTGAAATAATCATTGATAGCGGAGCGCAAGAAAAACAAGATTTATGGATGAAAGGATGGAATACTTTTGTTCAGGTGCTCCGCGAAACGGGGAGCTTGCACAAGCTCGTTGTAAATAAAGTGTATTGGGATGTTGAGTACCCGTTAGAAAGACCGGGCATAGATTTCATCAATAAAATGAACAGAGAACTTGATTGGTATTATCAAAAGGTCGCTGGAAGCCTGAAAAATGTTACTTGGCTTTCTCATCAAAAAGCCCACCTAATGGCAGACTTAGATCATAAATGGAAACCTGCGCCGTATCACTACGTCCCATCATATTACGATCAGTCAATGAAGGACCTTGTAAATATGGAAGCAAGCTTTAAAAAGCAAAGTAACAAGCCCGGATTTCTACGATCCATATTTTCGCGTTCGGTGCGGTGAATTTTAATGTTTATTACCATGCGGTGAAGTCACAGCTTATCCCCTTTTCGGATCGTCATCCATAGAGCGACGATGCCTATCGTAGCTATACCGACCCCTATCGATAAGAGAGTAATATTAAGCCAAACCATAACCGCCCCACGCCGACCGAAAATGACAAGCCGCCCGCCTTTCGACTATGCTGAAAGGAAATAGCCCCGGCAAGGTTTCGTTAACCGGGGCAGGCGCCTTGGGAAACCAAGCTGAAAGCAATGATAAGCGCCCAGTCTCAGATTAAAGGCGCGATTGTTAACATTTTAATTCGTGCCCAAAAAAAACCCCGGTGCCGTGTCGCGATCACCGGGGCTACACAGGCCATCCAGTCACGTCAGAAGGTTGGCCTGTGCGATCCAATCAATACGCGATACGTGAGGAAAGAAAAACCCGGTCTAGCCGGGGTTGCGTCAGAAGGATTTCGCTAGGCCTGCCTGCTTCAATGATGCGTTCGCTGTGTACTTGGATAGCGAACCCTTATCGACAGTGAAGTTTCGATTGCTGATAGGGCTATACCATATCTCATGATCTCCCTTACCGGGACGGACGTATTTGCAGCCATTGGCTTTCAATATGTCCGTGAGTTCCCGGTAAAAGCCCTTAACCATTAGTGAGCAGCAACGGCATGCATGCTAAAGGTTGATTGAACGCATACTTCAAGAAGGTCAGACATTTCGTCCTTCTCGTTCAGCAGATGTGCATTATCTTCCAGAAGCTCTGGGGCAACAGCCACCACGCGCTTCACAAGGTCATCAATGGTCTTCGCTTCAGAAACGAGGCCGGGAATATCATCACTGGTTGCGACCCATACGCCCGCTTCCTCATCCCATTGAGCAACGACGAGATATTTTCTCATGCTCATACCCCTTTTTCTCCCGTGCTGATCGTTAAGCACGATTGTTCGCAATATGCAAGACGCACAACGAACTCGGAGCAATTTTGCTCCACGACAATAAAATAAGTGTGAAAGCTAGAAACGGCAATCGCACGAATAATTAACAATCCGTCATAAAACAAGGAAACAAACCATGGCCAAGGGAACCTTTGCCAAAGCGATGCCGCATGTCTCGACGCCGGACCTGTACTATGTCTATCGCCCGCTGCTCGATCTTATCGGGTTCACTGAAGGGACGGACAAGGGCGACGGGTACAACGAAACCCTCGGCTATGGCGCTTATACCGGCGGCGATGTCGATCTGGTGAAAATGAGCCTGAAAGAGATTGACGATCTGCAAGGCAAGATGCTGGCGCACCCGAAGAACAAGCTGAATAGCTCCGCTCTCGGTCGGTATCAGATAGTCCGTACCACGCTTCGGACAATCAAGCGTACCCTGCAACTGTCGAATAATCTCCTGTTCAATGAGGAATTGCAGGACCGTTGCGCCTGTTACCTTCTCGGCGTTCGCGGGATCGACAAGTATCTGTCTGGCCGCCTAAAGGAAGACACCCTCATCAACAATCTGGCTCAGGAATGGGCAAGCCTTCCGACGACGAAAGATGTTGGCTACTACGGCGGCCAGCGGGCGGCGGTTAAGTCGGCACGTGTCCGCGAGGTACTTGCAGAAGTCCGCAATCGTCACGATCAAGCCCAGCCGAAGAAGATTGTTGCTGTGGAAGTGGACAAGCCAGTTGTCCCGCCGACCGTCGAAAAGGAAGTGAAGAAGAAGTTCAGCCTCGCTGGATGGATTGGCTCGATCCTGTCCGGTGGCGGTATCGGCGCGCTCGGGCTTGCTGGCTTCGGTTGGCGTGAACTGCTCGTTATGGGCGGACTTGCCATCGTCGTACTGCTGGGCGGTCTGGCGCTTCGTGGCTGGATCGTGAAGGCGATCAAAGACATCAAGTCTGAGCTGGAGGCGTCATGATCTGGGCGCTAATCCCCAACTGGCTGAAATATTCGCTCGCTGCCCTCGTGGCGGCGTTTTTGCTGGTTGGGGGCGGGTATTTCTATGGAAAGGCAAAAGCGCGTCACGAGGCTGCTTTGGCGGCGGCAGAAGCGACGGCGAAAGCCATTCAAAAACGGGCGGTGATTGATGAGAAAATCAGCAACATGGATGCTTATAAGCTGTGCTTTGATCTTGGCGGGCTGCAGTCAGACTGCAAGCAATTGCGCGGGTTGGAAACGGATCGGCCTTAAGCCGGGAACAGCATTGTTCCTGGCTCAGAACGATCTCCCAGCCGGTCGCGATATCGCAGGCCATAACGCATACGGAAAGTCTGCGGGGTGCTGGAAGTGACCACTCCCGTGCAAGACACACGCGACCGCGTTATCCGCCTTGAGGAACGACTGAAAGCGTTCGAGGAAAAGTTCGACGAGCAGTCGAACAAGATCGATGAGATGTACGATCTTCTCACGAAGGCAAAGGGTGCCAAGCTCGCCCTTATCATGATCGCCGCACTGGCAGGCGCAATAACAACAAAAGTCATTCCCTTCATAAGCCAGTTCTGGCCGAAATAATCCTCCCCACTCCCACATAGGAGGGCCGCACATGCGGTTCTGCAAAATCGTGGTGACCATTACGGTCGCCGCTCTGCTGGCGCTTGCTTACTGGCAACCGTTCGCAGAGGAAATTCGTGCTGAGTCTGTGGCGAAAATCTTTGACGACAAAGGCCATGGCTCGGCGGTGTATATCGGAAAAGGCTATTTCGTCTCTGCTGCCCATGTCGTCGGGCAAGAGCCGGTTGTCAATCTGCTTTTGACGGATGGGCGGCAGATCAAGGGCGATGTTCTCTGGTCGAATACCGGATCTGACATTGCGCTCATCAGGTCTGGGCCGCTTCGAAATGTCGACGCTTCGCGGCTTTCGTGCACAGTTCCAGCCGTTGGTGATCCGATTTACGCGAAGGGCAACCCGGCCAATATGGACTTCATCACGGTCTATGGGCGCATTGCTGGCAAGGAACGCTCGGCGGGTCTGTGGAAATCGGTTGTTATAACAGACATTGCAACAGTACCTGGGCAATCAGGTGGTCCGGTATTTGACCAGCATGGGCGTGTGATCGGAATAACGGTCGGAGTGATGCTGGCGCCAAGCGGTTTCACCCGTTCAATTGTCGGTATCGGCTATGTCGTTCCGGGCAAGGCTATCTGCGAACTCATGGCGAGGGTGTAAATGGCCCTCTCACCTGAAGCACTTCAAGAGGCCGTCGATCTTGTACGAGAGCACGGCACGATTATCGCAGCTTCCCGCGCATCGGGAATAAAGCGCTCAACACTTCAGGATCGGGTATTCAAGGCAAAGGCGGCGGGGCTTTTCTCCCCAGTCCAGCCGATTCCCGGTTTTGATATCTCCCGCTATTCCTCAACTGTTCGCAACGGGCAGGTGGTCAGTGAAAGCATCCAGCAAAAGCCAGCAGAGGCTATGGGCCGTTTTAATGTGCCTGACGGACATTACGTTAAAGGTGTGTCTGCTCTTGTGGATGCTGAGGGGAACGTCAAGCAGCAATGGCTCAAGACCGGGATGGACCCGAATGCGCTCGATATTGTCGAGGCTGTTCGTGATGTAATTTCTGACTACGCCGGGGCGTCCCATCTCATTCCAGAGCCAGACGTTTCGCACGATAACACGTTCACCGTGATACCGCTCCCAGACTGGCATATCGGGCTTATGGCGTGGGCAAGGGAAACAGGCGAGAATTACGACCTGAAGATTGCCCGCGAGACGATCATGCAAGCCATGGTCAGCGTCATCAATCAGTCCCCGCCTTCTTCACATGGCATAATCCTTGGCCTTGGCGATATGCTGCATTTCGACGGCTACGAGCCGGTGACGAGCCGATCCGGTAACTTCCTCGACGCTGACGGTCGATATCCAAAGGTTCTGCGAACAGCGCTCGACATGGTGCGCTCAACCGTCGATCTGGCCTTGCAGAAGTTCCGAACGGTCGAAGTCCGCATTCTCCCCGGCAATCACGACGATCAATCAGCGGTGGCTCTCTCACTGGCATTCAGCCTTTTCTATGAGAATAACGAGCGCGTGACGTTTGATGATAGCCCCTCGCGTTTCTGGTGGAAGCGGATAGGCAAGGTTTTCCTCGGCGCCACACACGGCGACAAGACCAAGATGCGTGATCTACCCTTGGTCATGGCCGCAGATAATCCGCAAGACTGGGCAGACAGCACGTACCGCCGTATCTATTGCGGACATATCCACCATGAAAGTGCCGTGGAAGAGGGTGGCGTTCTGGTCACCTCCCTGCGTTCTCCTGTCGCCAAGGACGCCTATCATTCCTTCAGCAAGTACAGATCTGGACGTAGTGTATATTCGGACACGTACGACGTGTCTGGTCGCATGGCATCATCCGTTAAAGTGAACCTGTGA